TGTGTCATCTATTCTCTTTGCGCTCCCTCCTAACTTCGGCATTCTTCAAGTTCCTCCACCGTGGATTGTGCCGAATCCAAACTCTGGAACAGTTCAGATTGTCCCTGTTGAAGGCGCAATGGCCGTGACGAGTCCTGGTGCGGGTATGTGGCTCCCATTTTTCACCATGGGGCAGATGAACCATGTGCCACAATTCGCTCAGGTCACGTATACTTCGGGAATTTCACCTGTACCAGATGACATGATTGACGCGCTAGCACAATTAGCATCTGCGAAGGTGCTAGAAGTGTACAATCGTTCTTTTTATCCCGGTGTTCAGTCGTTTACGCATAGCGCAGATGGGTTTAATCAATCCGTGAATTTACGTAATGGTGGACCATTTGCACAGGACATCAAGGATCTAAAAAACAATGCCTACGAATACATCAAGTCTTGGCGACAAGCGCATAACGGGCTTGTATACGCACAGTTGGGGAGGTAGGTCATATGGCTTACCTTCCTATTGTTGCGCCGATTCCATGGCTTTATCAGGGCTTGTGGCAATCGCAAGATCAAGGTGGATTCGGTTACACCGTGACGTATTGGAAGGCAGCGGCTTGTCCGTGCGGGAATACTCCCGACAGCCCCAATAACATCACTTGTCAAGCGTGTGGCGGGTATGGCGTTTTGTACCCTGATAATCCACAACAAATGCTCGCGATGGTGTCTGGCATTGATCAAAACATCGACTTGGTGCAACAAGGTCTAATGGAGTACGGGGATATGGTACTGAGTCCAATGCCTGGAACCGCGCATATTGACGACTTTGACCTAGTTATTCTGCCGTGGCAAACCGGTGTTCCGACGCATTCTGAGATATTCACTCATGTAGGCAATGTGGATATGGTGAACTATCGCATGATGAATGTGGAAGGTGCATGGACGGTCAATCCAACCACGGGCGTAAGCACAAAATACATTCCTGGTCAGGATTTCACGTACTTGAGCAAAACAATCACCTGGATCGGCAATCAGCCAGCGATAAACAGCCTTGTGAGTCTACGATACGGCGCACAATTTGAGTGGGTGGCATTCAATCCTCCACAACCGAGAATTGCCTTCGGGCAAGACTTAGGGCAACGTGCGATATTTCGCAAACGCCATATTCTCCTGCCTAATGCACCGATGCTATTGGGGGGATAGTCGTGGTCTCAATTGATTTCAAAATGTCTCCTGATTGGCTTGGGGATTACGACATCCGTCCTGTTGGTAATGCGGTGCACGAAGCGGGAGAACTATTGGCGGCGGCGTTTAATGCGGCGTTGTCTGGTGATCATGTGTTTCCCGGCATGACGGGTCCTGTTCAAACAGATGTCAAAGCAGAAGTAAGGGACCTTGGTGAATTGGAATTTGTCGTCACGATGAATGGTGACATTTCCAAGATCGAGAACGGAATAGATCCATTTGACATGAAACCATTTCTCATCAACGGTCCGCGTCACAGGGAAAGCACGGACAAAAAAGGTGCAGTGCATCGGTATAACATCATCCCATTCTTTCATGACCAAAATGCGTTGCCTGACAACATCAAAGCAATGGCTGGCGGACTTGACTTCTCGTATATCGTCGGCCACTACCTTGATGGTTTGAATGTGACGAGGAACATTTATTCATGGGGTGGACGATTGCCAACGATGCTAAGCAACTCTCTTTTGTCTATGGATGTTTCAAGTACGGGCTATGTCCATACGCACAACCGATATTCGGGGATGGTGAAGATGAAAGATGCAGGGCTGATGACATTCAGAACCGTATCGGACAATTCGCCGCCCGAATCTTGGTGGAATCCCGGGAAACCCGCAAATCCAGTCACAGACAGCGCATTTAAGGCTGTTTGGCCACTCGTTGAAGCGGGAATCGCGAAAGCATGGCGGGAGGTGTTGGACAAGTGGTTATCATAGCAGAACGTGCTATTGAAACTGTGTTAAACGACGCCGTGACGCTGTTTCGCGCGAATCTATCCACGTTTGTTCCGGACATATATGCACAGGAATCAACAGCCTATCAAACCGAGATTACGAACTGGTGGAGTAACGCAAACAATAACGTGGTGGTGCAAATCGGGTACAACTTGCAAAAGATTCAAATGCCGCAATTAGCAATCACTACTGAATCAAGTTCAGAAGTCGGAAGTCGTAGACCTATTGGACATACAATGCTCGCAATGTCAACCAGTCAGGTAATGACAACAGATTTTGATTCGACCTATGCGATTCATGTATTTGGCCCGAATCAAAACTGGTTACTTTGGGCGCAGGTGTTTGTCAAATGGGCATTGCTTATGTATCGCAAAACACTTGAGCAACAGTATTTCCTAATCAATCAACGAATCTCACTTTCGCCACTTCGGCCTGCACCAGACAGCATGAAAGATGTGGTTTTTCCGTTTATGCGAACGGTCAATTTGTCATGTCAACATCTCGATTCATGGACTCCGTTACCTGGTGCAATAACAACCACAGCAACCGTAACACTTACTCCGACGAATTAGTGAAAGGAGGATTTTCATGGCGAAGTCAGCAGAGGGTGTGGAAGCGACTCCACGCGATGAAATGCATGTTGATGACTTCTTGAATCACATTGAGTCTGTCACGAAACAGATTGAATTGGTAGCGGCTTATGCGTTTAGTAAGCGTGCCAAAAACGAGGTGAAAAAGACACTCAATGAATGGCAAGCAGATTTTGAAGCGTTCAAAACCGCTATCCCGAAATAATGGAGGTGATTAGAGTATGCCGTATGTAAACGGTGTTTACATGCCGATACCCGGTGCCGCAGTAACGATCAATGATCAAGACTTTCGAGGTTCCGTGGGTGGGACTGGTCTAGGCATTCTTTTCATCGGGCCCTGCACGGATGGACAGCCAAACACAGAACTCCAACTCTCAAGTCCCGGCAATGCAATTGCTACACTCAAGGGTGGAGATGGGCTTCAAGCGGTGCTCAATGCGATGAAGTCCACTGGTATTAGTAAAGTGTCAGTCATTCGTCCAGAAATTGCAACGCAAGCAACTAGCGCGATTAACAGTGCTGGTGTCGTGGCACAGATCGCACTTATTACCACGAGTTATGGTGTTTTGGCAAACTCCGCAAAGTGGACGGTGCAAGCAGCAACGACTCAAGGGTACAAAGTCAGTCAAGGTACGGACTTCGTCGGGCCTGGTGGTCAAACATACGTGACAAGCACACAGGATAACATCAACCTACCTGTTTTATCCATTGCTTGCACGGGGACAACGCCGACTGTCACTATTACGGACACGTCGTTTGTAGTCACAGCAAATGCAACCCAGGTTGCCAATATCACACTGAATAGCACAACCACCGTTCAGCAATTGGTAAATCAACTTAATCAAGTTGCAACCATCACGGCAACGGTGCAAGACCCGAATCCTGGCGATGTTACGGGCGCGTTGTTTGACAACCTAACCACCTTCACCATCAGCGGAACTCCAGCAACGCCAACTACTCTATATGCCAACATCACAGCGGTAGTCCGGTGGTTCAACGCTCTCAACCTGTATTTCACGGCAACACGGGATGCAGGAGCAACCACATTGAACACAGCCAATACTTGGACATACGCAACTGGTGGCACAACGCCAGCAGCAGCGAATAGTGATTGGACAAATGCCTATACCACGGCTCAAGGCACAACCGGTATAGATCTTATTTCTTGTGTTTCTCCGTCCTATGCGATTTGGGCGATGAATGATGCGCATTGTCAGTATATGGCTACGCAAGGATCGCCAAGACGTGGTTATGTCGGTGATGCACTTTCCGCGACTTTAAGCACAGAGATCACACAGGCTTCTATCCTGAATTCAAACCGGACAAGCATTGTGTGGCCTGAACAAAAAGGCACGGACTACAACGGAAATGCGACGACTTTTGCATCGTATTTGGTTGCAGCAGGAATCATGGGACAACGTGCAGTTGCACCAAACGAGAATTCACTTGTACTTGATCAAGTATCAAGTACGGGGATGGGGCAAACCGTTACCCCTCCGATGGTTCAACAAGGTCTCGCCGGTGGTGTGATTGTTTTATACCCCAATACCAGCGGAAAGGTTGTTATCAGTCAAGATCGCACGACATGGCTCCAAAACACAGCATACGAAAAGGTTGAAAACTCCACCGGTATCGTGTCTGACATCGTTGCGCAAGACCTGAACAAAACGCTCTTGAATTACGTTTCTCAACCTATCAGTGTTTCGGTTGGCGGTGCCACTACGGCGATTCTAGCGCGTCTCAATCACTGGTGGGATAAAGGGATGCTTGCCGCACAACCGCAAAGTGGCGACGTGAGCATGACCGGTGTAGGAACGGCGATTTCAGGAACGGCAAAAGCAGCGTTTGTCACGCCGACAAACTATGCAGAATTAACAATCAATGCAGTATCCGCAACCATTACGGCTTAAAGGAGGTGGACTAGGGTATGGCAGGACAACAAACTCAGTACGCTCCGGTGTATACAGGTAATAACGTGTATATCGTCATGAACTATCTTGTGATCGCATTCGTGGAAACCCTCTCGATAAGCCGTTCCGTGAACCGTCGCCCTGTGTATCAAGTTGGTGGACCGCTTTATGTGGATGCACCTGTTACGCAGTCTATCGTTAATGTTACAGCCACGAATCTCGTGCCACTTCAAGGTGGAACGAATCCTGGTGTGCCACTTTCGCAAGTCGGCGTTGTTCCATCTGCTTCGTTGGCAGATCAGGTATACGCAGGCAGTTTTGACTTGGCGATATATGATGCAGAAACCGGGCAGGCGAGATATTACGTCAAACAGGCTCACTATAACAATGATGCGGTACAGGTGCCTGGAACGGATGTATTCACGCTCAATTGTTCGTGGATTGCGCGCGACTCGATGATCTGGACTTAAAACAGGGGGTATTTTGAGTGGCAAATCCGATGGAAAAACAAATCGTTATTGATGGCACAACGTATGTATTTCGCTTTCCAACTGCAAGGGACATCATCCAGATCGATCTCAAAGGTCTACAATTGCGCCAAGGCGTGACGGATGGATTGAACCTTGGGTATAGCTTCTCTCAAGGCATCGCACTTTGTGAACAACTATGCACTGCACCGCAAGGAATCAAGTTTGATGAACTCCGAATGGATATACTTAGCCAACTGAATGACGAGGTAACGAAATGGATCAACTCGTTTCGTGACGGTATGGGAGATAAACAAGGAGAAGTGGGCGAAGGATAAGGCACAAACATGGGAGTTCCTTTATCGACATTTGTACAGCATTCCGGCTCATGATCCGAGATTGTCTAACATGACAAGCTATGAGTTTGAATTAGAAGTGCGTACACGTTTTGAAGCCGAAAAGTTTCTAGCAGAAATCTCAGACAACACGAAGTCAAAACCTCCGAGTGACGAGAAATTCAAGAAGTTCATTGAACAAATCAAGTCTAATGTAGCGCAACAAGGGGCACCTGTGACTCCGGAAGAATTGGGGTGGGATAAATGAGCGATCACGTATATTCGGTGTCAACGAATGCTGACCTGTCGGGGTTAAATCAACTCGATCTGAAGATGGAAAGTATCCATCGCAAAGCGCAACAGATATCAATGGAGTTTGGCAAATGGCAACCTGGCTCAGTATCTCTATCTCAGGC